AGCGGCAAGTTCTTCGTAGGTGTATTCAGTAAGGTCTCTCATAATATATCTCTCTCATCAATTTATGTAAACATTATACTTGTTTCGAGAACATATGTCAAGTGTTTTTTTCGAATTATTCAAGAAACAATCATCCAAAAAATGCGTCAAGGGTAGATACACCTTGCTCTTCATAATTCCAAAGTAACAACTCTTTCCTCAAATGTTGTTCTTCAGTATATTTCTTGGTGGATACCATAGTGTAGGTCAAATCCCACTCCAACTGACTCCAACCAGTGTATGCCTGCTTGAGTGTGTCGTTAGAGTTGTAGGTGATCATCACCATCGCATCGGTGTTGTCGAGTTCATCGTGGAAACGCTTGTGACAGAATGTGTCATGCATGTCACCCTTGTTACCATAGATGAAAGACTTGATGTCATATGGTGGATCAGCAAAGACGAATGTGTTCTTGTCCGCACCATCCAACAGATACGAGTAGTCCTCGTTGGTGATCTCCCAGTTGCGCATCAACGCAGAGAACTTGGGTAACTTACCAATCAGTCGATGGTTGAATAGGTCACGCACCGCATCTTTTGAAAACGAACCAGTAGTCTCACCCAATCCACTGAACGAGCATCGGTTCATAACATAGAACCGCCATGCGATCTCGAAAGGGTCCTCTACGGTACTCAGACCCTCGCGCATGACATGGTAGTAGTCAAGGTGCGCCTGTAAAGAATCTTCTGCGTCAGACAGTTCATCCTTGACTTCATGTAGTTTGTCCGCAAGGTCATGACCACGGCTCTGGAGTGACTTCCAGAAACAATACAGGTTGTAGTATTTGTCGTTGACCTTGACAGGAATGTTGGGGAACTTTTTAGTGAACGCGAACGCACACGACCCACCACCTAGGAACATCTCACGGTATTCGCGAATGTCAGCAATGGGCATATTCTCCGGAGAGAATAAAAAATCAACGGCACGAGATTTGCCGCCGGGATATCGAAGTGGTGTCTTTAAGTCTTTCATACGGGGTATTATACCAAAATATTGTCGGTCTGTCAACCGAAGAAGTCTTCAAGTGATGCCTGTGGTTCTGCGTCCCACCCCACTGCATCTAGAATCGGAATCAGAGGGTCTAGAAAAGTCTTGTCAAACATCATGTCATAGTCCACATACTTATGGAGTCCAAGTTCCTCTGGCAAGTTGAGAGGATATGACACAACATTCTGTCCCAGACGATTGGGCATCTTGAGATAAACGAACTTTATCTTCTCACCTTGTTTGACAGTCTCATATCGTTTACCGAGATTCTTCTCATCAATCGCATTGTTGTAACACAGGGCACCGCGCACATGGATGGGAGTTCCCTTCTTGAAGATAGTTTTGCGGTCTTGCCATTTGGCGAGATTAGAAACACCACGAGGAAACGATACATCTTCGGGCGGTAAGGTCTTGAAATGGGACTTAAAGTCCGAAATGTATCGTTGTGTGTCGAATTCGGTACCTTCTACTATAACACGGAAGATTTCCTTGAACTTATCACGGACAACCTGTGGAGTCGAAGACTTGATTGCCTCGATACCCATCATCTTGAGTTTGGGTTCTGCGTACTGGACACCCTCATTATTGTGCACGTTGAGGATATATCGTTTCTTCGCCATCCAGATACCACGGTCTGCGATTACCTCACGTCCCATCTCCATGCGATTCTCATAGGCACCAGTTGCATCTGCCATAGTCGCGTACGCACGTGCGAGAGACTTCTCGAAGTGTTCTGAGCAAATCTTGTCTAGGAACTTGACAGGGTTCTTCGGGGCAAACTTCTCGACCAAATCACCCATGCGAATATACACGGAGTCAGTATCGATTGCGACGACATAGTCTTCATCTGTTTTGAGAACATCTTGCATCGCACCATTCACTGAACGTTCTGCCCACTTGATTGCAAGTTGACCAGCAAGAGTAATAGACTCTGCAACACGTTGGTCGAAGTACCGGAACCACCGATTACCCAGAGCACCATAAAGGGAGTTCATAAGAATCTTGATGGCCATCTGTTGGTTGTCAAGAGAGGATATCCGATATTCTAATTCCTTGGACGGATTAGTTTGCATCTCTTGTTGAGACTTCAACATCTCGTTCTTTATCACGCGACGTTCGGAGTAGTACTGTTTAATCACCGTGGGAATGACACCCTCACGGTCATGAGTGAATCGAATACCAGTAGGAGCAACAGAGTATCCTTGTTGACCGATATTGACCGAACCATCGAGGAACTTGTCGACAGAAACACCATTCTGGAATCCATCCAGAACAGTCTCGGGTGACATATTGTATTGCACAATGATGTTTGGATATAGAGAGTTCAAGTCAAAAGACGTGACCCAATCATGAGAACCGACCTGTGGTTCCTTCACATAACCGCCGGGGTATGGTGTCTTGGGTTTTTCGATCTTAGGGGGAACCGCAATCTTCTGGTTATTCAACAGTCGATAAATGATAGTGTCCCAGATGGCAGTAGTACCCAGAGTGTCGTTGTAGTTGACACCCGCCTTGTAAGCCATAGTGAATATGAGATCAAGCAAGTCGAGTTTGACATCTAGTTTATGGACTAACTCAACGTCCTTCACGTTATAGTCAATAAACTTCTGGTAGTCTTGCTCATAGAGTGTGTGCAGATTTCCGTGTTCCTCATAGGAAAGTTTACGTTCTCCCAGCACCACGTTCGCAATGTGGTCGAGTCGGTAAGACTCTTGTTGACCTAGAGTATTGTAGGTAAACTTCTTGAAGACTTCCAAGTAGTCAAGTTGCTCGATACCGTTGATGATATACTCTTGGTTCTGTTTACCATTGATGGTGATATTACGTTCTTTGATAAGACCCCAAGGAGACATGCGTTTCGCTAGGGTGTCGTCACCAAACAACTTCACCATTCGGTTATAGAGATAAGGAATATCAAAGAATCGTGTGTTCCATCCGGTAATCACGTTGGGCGCATACTCTTCCATGCGTCGAACGAACTTCCGCACAAGGTCAACCTCATTGTCGCACTTGATGTACAGAACGTCCTCGCGTGTGGTTGTGTAGTCACCACACCCCCAGACCCAATATGTTCCGGTGTCCTCACGCATACAGATAGCAGTGATAGGATGTGCCGCATCTTCGGGAGCGGGGAAACCATCGGCAGAGAAGACCTCAATATCGATGTTGGCAGTCTTGATTAGACTGCGGTCATAGTGAATCTGATTAGGCCATTCTTCCGCAATGAACTGTGCGACATAGTTGGTGTTGCCTGCGATTTCGAAGTTAGAGACGTTCTCATAACGTTTGTTGAAATCTTTGGCGTCTGACATGGACTCGAAGATGACGGGTTGCATCGGAATACCGTCTAGGGTAGTCCAACCTTCCTCGCTTTCTCCGGACATGAATAGTGTGGGTTTGAATGGAATACGAGATTTGGTTGCGAGACCGTTTTCGTCATATCCACGGTATAATAGTTTGTCACCATATCGGACAACAGATGTATAGAATTTTTTAGTCATGTCCACCATTATACATGAAGTAAGGGGGGTTGTCAATCAATAACGTGAAAAAATTTATGTCGAGTCCAAGGTATTTGAATTTGTTCTTCTTTATAACCATGATGGTCTTGTGTCACCAAAAGTTTCTTAGAAATTACCTGTGTGGTAGGTGTAGGTATGCCGTTCTTGCGACGGTCCCTATTATTGAAGTAAACTCCAATGTCACGACCAACGCCTATTGTATCACAGTCGAACCAAGGATGTAAAGCCGTATTTCTAATTCCATAGTAATCAATTTCTGGTCGGGAAAGCCAGTTTGTAGTATATGTTCTGAAAAGACGTTGTAATGTGCAATAAGGACCACAGTTGATTGGGAAGTTGTTTCCGCCAGTCATCATATGATGAGACCAGTGCGCAAAACTCCTGTCCATGCAGTACATACCCATGAACAGTCCTATATTCGCGTAGAGCGTGTTCTCTGCGTACTCAGTGAGAAGTTTGAATGCTTCGTACCTCTCTTCCACCAACCAAGTGTCATGTTCCATGATCCAGAACTTCTCATTCGACTCTCCCTGTTGACGCATGAGTTCCCAGTGAGAACACATCCCCGCCTTCTCTGTCGGAGAATGGTCTTCCTTTCCATTTCCTGAATTTAGGTCTAGAGTCATGAGACTTTTGGACCAAGTGTACTTGTCTACATGTTCTTGAAACGTATCAGACTGTGGAGTGATGGCATCGAAGGTTTCTATGGAGTCAATGTAACCATCATCGATAGCGCGTTGGAAAGACCAACGGGAGAGTGCAGCGTACTCTTCAGACCGTTCGTCTCCTTTCATAACAATTTGTATTGCTTTCATCGTGTAAACGGTTCTCTATAAAACCCATCTAAACTTATGGGTTTGTCTGCATACACACAAGCGTATAGACCTCTTGCATGTGGACTTTTGTTTGGGTAACTGCGATGCATAGTGTTTCCGTTAATCACTAATACATCACCTCTTTTCAAAACAGGTGTGGACCATTTCCTGTTATCAATATTCTGTACTTCTAATGACCCGTTCGTTGCTGTTATGTCGTCTAGTATCCATGCAACGTTTATAGTATGAATACCATAATTTTTATTAGGACCAAACTGATTATCATAATGTGCTCGGAACTCTAAACTATCTCTAGGCATTTTTATAACCATTTGATCGTTGAACAAGTATACCACATCACCCAGTATCTGTCTAGTCAAATCATACATGACCTCTGAGGTATAAATGTTGAATAGCTCCTCACTGAATTTACCAGCACAGGATATACCTTTCCAGTCCGAATACTTAGGATAGTCCTTGCGGAGTTCAACCCCGATCTTCTTGACCTTACTTATAATGTCATCATCTATCAAAGAAGGTAAATGCATCCACCCCTTTGCCTCGTAATGTTCTATATCGTAGTTCAATTTATTTCCTTCGGGCATAAAAAAAGGGAGACCTTAGTCCCCCTTATTTAGTACATCATTAGTTTACATAATTGATGATAAGCAAACCAGTACAGTAGTAATACATACTAGGTTTATGCCAAAGAGACCAAATGTTTCTAGGGCTCCTTCACGTCTAGCCATGTAATCCTTGATCTGTTGCATCTAAACTCTCCTCGTTTAAAAGTTGCGGTCCAATAGTGGACCCATTAATTGCGACTTTACGAGGCTTCTGACTTTCAGGGATTATTACTTCCAATGCGATGGCTAGTAATCCGTTCCTGAAATCAGCTCCCATTACTTCAACATACTCCGACAAACGGAATTGTCTTTCAAACTTTTTCGTTGATATACCCTTGTGGATATAATCTCTATCAGAATCTTTTATCTGCCCTCTGATGGTCAGTGTTCGGTTCTTTACTTCGATTTCGAGTTCGTCGTCCGTGAATCCGGCGACGGCTAACTCGATTAGGTATTGATCCTCTCCCGTCTTTAGAATATTATGCGGGGGGAACGTATCACCAGAGTGCCTTGCGACCCTGTCTAGTTCGTCAATCATTGTGTCAAATCCGACGAACGCTGAACGTGGAAACAATTGTTTTGCTGTCAATGTCATGTTGTGACTCCTAAGTTATTAGCAAGTTTATTATGGATACCCGACCATTCGGCATATCCGGTACTATATATACAAATTATGAGAATAAAAGTAACGAAATGTTACTATTCTGGACTATCTTCGTCATCAATTTCAATGATGGGTAAAGAGTCGTCAACCAACACGACCTTCTCATTTTCAATCATGTTGATTATCTCTAACGTGACATTTATGTCCATCTGGACATGGGACAACTTGGTTTCAGCCATAGCTAAATGTCGACGATAAAATTCTAATTCTTGTTCCTTTTCTACTTTTCTTGCACTTATATTGACAAGAGAAATTATATTGTTCTTTTTGCCAGACATACTTCGTCCTTAATAGTACATTGATGGGTCTGGGTCTCCTTCCACACCAAACGAAAAGGAGACGCGTGATTCTCTTGGAACCACTTGATGATGTGTACCCCTAGGCAAATAAACATACATGCCAGGCGAAAAATCAAACGGTTCATTATTGTTTATGCCTTCTACCTTTAGACCGACAGTACTAATGACCTGAAGTAAGAACACATCCATAGAATCTTTGTGCCATGGATATGAACCACTCGCACGACCAAAACCACTGAATGCGATATTAGTGATTTTTGGTGCATGGAGTGTAAATACATCTTGCATCTCTGAATAGATGTTCTTCGCAAACTCCGGTGCACTACCGCGAGTATGGAAGCTGTTTAGACCAATACGCATCTTATCTGAGTTTCTGTCGTACAGGTCATCTGGATGCGAGTCCATCATCTGCATGAACTCGTTCCAGTTGTAAGTCTCTTTCATGTCAAACGGCAGTTCGCCCACGAATGGAGTCTTGGTGCGAAGGTTCTCTTCGCGGTCTTCAAAAATACCATAATAATTATCTGACATTAGCTATTTCCAATATTATACTTTGGTTGTAGTGTCCAATTAGACTTGTCCTTATATGAGATAATCTTGATCTGTCTCATAGGAGCGCAGTCTCGTGCAACCTCTTTATTGACTATTGCGACTAGGCCCCAATCTTGCAATAGTGT